GTGAAACCCAACACGCACCTTTGCGTCGGTCCATGATGTGAGTCCGTCCAGAAGCAACAGAGCTAAATGGATCAACAACGGAGCTAGCGGAGGCAGCTGCTAATGAGTACCATCCGTCATACTCGCTGATGACCATGTGTCCTCCGTTTTCAGTGGCGGGGCCCATGTCAAAGACTTCAACGCCAAAGCCGGTCAATCGGTACTCCGCAGAGCCACCGATGGCCTCAGCCAGGGTTGCGTTGGTCCCTCCGAACACGGCGTCGGGGTCGAACAAGCTTCCAGTCAATGCCAAGGTCTGGTGGAACGCTATGTTATTAGAGTTCTCCAGGATCTTGTTTGGGTCAAAACCCTTGGCAATTTCACCGCTTGCGTTCGTGCTGAAAGTGATAGTCTGTTGGACTCTTAGAGTGGCAGTTGGCCTACCCATTGAGTCTAAAGACCATTTAACACCTTTAGCTTCTTCACAAAACGGATCAGTGTGTGCACAAGCTTTGTGTACGATGGCACTGAAATTGGGTGCTTTAGATCGCCTCTTGTTCGTGTTGGTTCTCTTGTTTGATTTCTTGGTCATTGTTGTGACAGATACAGCAGATGATGTTGTGTAAGTTGGGAATCGGTTTCTTAAAGAAACTGAGAATTGTTTGTAGTATGTTGATGTTGAAAGTTTATCCCATTCGTGGTTAATGGGATTCACAACAGTTGTCAATGCGTTGAGCAAGGGACACCATTTGGGGGTATTGGCTGTTATGACGGCACTCATACGCAGCCGATAGGTTGTCCATATACTCGCGCGACCTATGCAGCATCGAAGACATGACCTTCGGGAAGGACAGAAGAGGGACTCTCGCGCCATTGTCCTCCAGTGAGAAACGTCGGGAACAGAACTCGAACTCACTCGAGCTCACCTTAACGTCCCTCAGCTTGATACCGAAGTCTTTCTCCGCTCGCTCCTGGAAATCGCCAGTCTCCAGTGCGTGCTCCAACGCCTTCATCCTCTTCCGGTTGCCGGCGACAATAGTGACGCAATCGTCACCGTGTGCAAGAGGGTACACTTTCAACGTTGGGTAGTACTCATGGAACAACAAGTATTCAAGGTACACCCGTTCGATAGTGTTAAAGAATGAAGTAGCATAGCTTCCGCTGTTGAACGCTCCAGGCACTGTGAATTGGACTAACTCAGATCGCCCGAGTCCGTCGTTAATCACATATACCGGGTTTGCGTTCCACGCTGCCCAGATCCTCAAGACCTTCGCATGGAGGGTCGAGGTGGCGGAAAGGTACGCGTCACTGATGATGTTAACAACTAGTTGGTAAAGTTCAGGGGTGGGGAGTGAGTCAAAACCAGAGACGTCACTGGAAACCATAAATGATTTCCAGCCTTTCTTTCCGTCAACTGACTCTTTTCGCCGCCTTAAGACTTCACCTACCATCATCTGATTGTCTTCATCAGTGAAACCAATGCCGATTGCCGTGGGACGCGAGAACTTCTGGCTCTTGAACACGCTGTATGCCCCGTCGAAGAGCGCACGCTCCACGATCTGGTCCACTAGGCTTACAGGCGTGATGACTCGATATCTTTCATTACCAGGGGTGAGCTTCCTAATAGGATGTGGCTCATCTTTGATAAAGATAGATTTCGGGTCGAACAAGTCACGATTGAACAACTCTACGGCATCAAAGTGCTCATCGCACTCTTTGCTTGCATAGTCGAACAGATCGTACAGACGCATCGCCGCAACTGATACCAAGTCAAACGTTGCGTCGTTTACGACGTCTGCGTTTGTTGAATACTTGATACCGAGTGGATAACCCGGTGATTTGTCAGCCTTCACGTCACTCAGAGAAGACGCAGCCAGTTGCTTAAATTCTTCGAATCTTTCAGCCTCAGTAACTGACGAATCATAGTACCAGATGTCATCCAGTCCACTCTTCAAGTCAGTTTTGAACGCTTCTTTCGTCGTATCTCTGGCAAATAGATGCGCCTTCACTACCACCGCGTCTTTGGCTCGGCTCCTCCCTAGGTGTCTACCAAGAGCCTGGGCTTTGATAGTTTCACCTTTGGGGGGAAATTTGTATTGGAGGGCCGCCTCCAGATCTTCCTCTTTGAACCCACACTCTCGGAGTATTCTCCCGGTGTCGTCTTTGAAGATGGGTTGTGGTGCTGGCTTATTGGCTGTTGCCCGTTTGCTGGCACACGTCCCGATCTGAATGAATCCTCCGTGTTTTGACGGCCTCGGTCGTTCATGTATTTCTCTGTCGAGGAGAGATGCATGTTGCTCGGCGATTTCATGGATAGCCTCCGGGAGCCGGGCTTCCCGGGGCTCTGAAAATCCACATGCGCTGGCACCACCTGGCCAGAGCTGGATCCAAAGTCGTCGTCGT